AGCGTTTCTAGCACTAATCATCTTTAGTTGTGGGTCTTCTACTCCAAAAGCACCACCAATAGCGTTACCAAGCCCTCTAGCACCCGCATAGGTCATTGCCGCACCACGAGCCGCAGGGTCTAGTTGAGCAAGAGTAATACCCTCTTGCAAAGCACTTCTGCGCTGCTGCTCACCATACATTTGTGGGGTTAGACCAAACAAACCCGCTACGATATTTTCTGCCATGATAAATCCTTATCCAAATAAGCCGCCAAATTGGGAAGCACTAGCTAAACCACTTAACAATGTTGAATAAGGGTTAGTGGTTGCCGCAGGGCCAGTAGCCAATCGAGTACTAAACTCAGCACCAGCCTGACCTAAACGACCTACATTAGCACCCGCTTGAGCAGATTGTTGAGCAAGAGCAGCACTCATGTTAAATGGTTGTTGTGCCGAAGCCTCAAGTGCTTGAATCTGTGCCATAGCATTTGTATATGGAGAATAAGCAGCTTGCTGACCACCATAGTATTGACCCATAAGACCAGCACCTTGGGTTAATAAACCAGAGCCAAAACCAAGTCTTTGTTGCTCTAAAGCCTGTTGTCTGGCCAAAGTGTCCATGCCAAATTGTTGACCTTGTATGCCTAGCTGTTGACCTGTGCCAATCAGGTTAGAGCCAAACTGTTGACCCTGAATTCCTAATTGCTGACCCGCTCCAATTAAATTAGACCCAAATTGTTGGCCTTCAATTGCACGTTGTTGAGCAGTGCCTAATAAACTAGAACCAAACTGTTGACCCTGAATTCCAAGCTGTTGTCCAGTGCCAACTAAGCCAGCACCAAACTGAACTTGTTGTTGACCAGCTTGTTGAGCAGCAGCAGCCAATTGAGCTTCTTGTTGCGCACGAGCGTTAAACAGAGCCTGTAGTTCAGGAGTGGTAGCACCCATAGTCCCACCTTGGGCAACTGACAAACCACCACGGCCTTGTTGTTGGAGTCTGTTTTGCAAGTTAGCCAACTCTAACTCTCTGCCTGGTTGCAACAAAGCCATCTGTTGATTTAGATAGTTTTGAGCCACTTGTTCAGGTGACTGAGCAAGGTATTGGCCTCCAAGTGCAGTTAATCGTTGGCTCTCTGGTGACTGTTTCAAGTAGCCTCTACCAAGCGCACTTAGAAGTTGATTGTCTGATGACTCAGTTAAATACTTACTTCCAAGTGCAGTTAGAGCTTTGCTTTCTGCAGATTGAGTTAAATAGTCACCGCCAAGGGCAGTTAAGCGTTGGCTCTCAGGAGATTGACCTAAATACTGAGATGCAATTTGTGCTAATCTAGGATCAGTTTTAGCATCTAAATAGCCTTGACCTAAAGTAGCAAGAGTTCCTGCACCTGTTAGTAAAGGTTTAAATTGAGCTTGTGCACTTTCAGCTTGTTGCAGACCAGACTCAGCCAACTTAACTAAGCGATCTTGGGCATTTTTAGCCTCAGGGCTTAAGGTATAACCCGCACTAATCAATTGACCTGTCTTTGGATCGACTTGGAATTGTGAAGTTCCAAATCGTGTAGTCATTCCTACTGGTTTAAACTGAGCCGCAAGTTTAGCCGCAGCAGTTTCAGCATCAATTGATGCTTGCGCTTTAGCAGCCGCTGCAGCAGATGTTTGTTGTTGTAACAAACCTGCACCAGTATTAAGACCACCAGATAACAAAGCAGCAATTTGTGCGGCAGTAAGACCAGTTCCCGCAGTAGTCGCAGCAGTAGTCGCAGCAGCCCTAGCAGCATCAGCCGTAGCTTTCGCAGTAGCCGCATCCGCAGCCGCTTTAGCCGTAGCCGCATTAGCGGCAATCGTAGCTTGAGCTGCAGCATCAGCAGCCAACTTAGCTGCTACAGATTCCGCTGTAATTCCAGCTGCTGCACCCGTTAGTAAGCCACTACCACCTGTTAAATTTGTTAACGTGGAAACATTAGCACCTGTACTTAATGCATCTGCAAGAGCTGTAGCACCCGCAGTACCACCAGCACCACCAGTTGCTAAATCTAGTACCGCAAGTTCAGCCGCAGTTTTACCAGTAGTTCCAAGAGTAGCAGCTGCATCAGCAGTAACTTTAGCAGTAGCGGCATCTGCAGCCGCTTTTGCAGTAGCCGCATCAGCCGCAGCTTTGGCGGCAGCAGCATCAGCGGCAGCTTTGGTAGCCACATCAGCACCAACAGCAGCATCCGCAGCCGCCTTAGCCGCTGCAGCATCAGCAGTAGCCTTGGCAGCCGCAGCGTCCGCAGTAGCCTTGGCAGCAGCTAAGTCAGCAGTAGCTTTTGCAGCAGCATCAGCAGCGGCTTGAGCAGCAGCGTCAGCCGCTAACTTGTCAGCCACTGATTGAGCCGTAATTCCAGCGGCTTCACCTGTTAAAAGACCACTACCACCCGTAAGGTTTGTCAGTGTTGCGACATCAGCACCAGTAGCTAATGAGGTTGCAAGAGAAGTTGCACCAGCAGTTCCACCAGCACCGCCAAGTGCTAAGTCTGTTGCCGCAAGTGAACTTAAATTAGTAGCTCCCGCTCCACCCGCACCAGCTGCACCACTCAATAATCCACCGCTAGCAGCAGCCGCTAAAGCTGCTAGAACTACAGGGTCTGTAATAGCCTGTCCTAGCCCTTCTAGAAATGATCCTGCAACTGCTTGTTGTGTTCCAGCTCTTTCAAGTTCGCCAGTAGGTGTATATTGGTTATATGCACCACCTGCTACGTTTTCAGTTGCTTTATAGGTAATAACATTCTCAATCCCACCAACTTGACGATCTTCACCAGAGCCAATGACTTGGTATACAGGCTGAACCCAAGTATCGCCAAGGAGTTTTGCTTGTCCTTCAGGAATAACAGCACCTGCACGAGCTGCAACTGCACCCTCATCTAACCCAACAGCTTGAGCCATTTGAGCAGGTGATACCCCATACTGCTCCATAGCCGAAACGATCTGGGCATCACTCATGCTTGGATTAGCAAGCAGAAAATCTACAATTTGTGCGCTAGTTACAGCCATGATTGCTCCTTATTGTGGCTCAACAGGCCAAGTAATAGTCCAAGGGAAACCTTCTTGCAAAGGAACATCTCTCAATGCTTGGCAGTAGTCTTTCCACTCTTGTGAAGGTGTCATATCGCTACGAAATCTCCAATCAGTTTCCGATAGTTTATCATCACGGGACTGACGAACACTCTTAGCCTGTTCAGCATCTTTAGTAGCCTTATAAGCCACTTCATGCTCTGCGGCTGTGGTAGTTACGCCATCAACAGTAGTATCTGTAAAGACAGGGCCAAGCACATACTTTGTGTACCACTTGCCATCAATCTGCTCAACACCAGAGGCTTGAGAGTATTGGTAAACAGTACCACCTGATGCTTGTGGGCCTTCAAAGACTACATCAGCACCCAAAGCCTCTAAGACTTCAGTTGTTGTTGTTTCCCATGATGGGCCACCATTGGCTTTTGTGTATGCACGAAACTCTGCTTCGTACATGACTGCGCCTGATTGTGTTCTGATTTGCATTTTGTTTCCTTAAGCTATTGCGAGTCCAATGTAGGTTGCAGAAGATACATTGATGTCAGTTGCTGACAGTTGATTAACTACAAAACCTGTGCTGTCAGTATCTACGCTATCGTCTGTAGTAACTTCAGAGGCTGTTGTATTAAGGCTAAGGTGCGGGTCATTCCCACTCACAATACCCCTAGCACTATCCCACACATACCAATCTCCTGTTGAGTCGGTGCGCTTAATCATTACAAACCTAGCACCACTTGTAAAGCCACAGTTGATTGTTTGCGAACCTCCGTTGCCTGTGTAGCTAAATACTTTGGAAACACCAGCGCAGGTTGCAAATAGGTAGGCAACGTATGTATTTCCGTTTTGGTTAATGTCCGCAGTTCTAACTGTAAATTGAGTTGAAGTCGGGTTTACCGTTACTGTTCCATTTCCAAAATAAAATTGATTACTTGCTGGATTATTTTGTGCAGAATTAGTATTTAATCCAAGTGTAATATGTGTGGCTTGCAGATTAGCTCCAACAGTCCAGCCGACAGTGTAATTGCGCCCCTTCACAATAATCATTTCAGCAGGTGCAGCTAAATTATGATTTACCGCATTAGTCGCTCCCGTCCCTGTATAGCAAACCACATCAAATACGGATGGAGCACGTCTGAACATATACCCAAGTTTAGTTGTTGTTGTTCCCGTATTAGCAAAAAACCCATTCATGTAATCAAATTTGGCGTCTGTTTCAGAATCTTCAGCGTTTGTCAAATTTGCAAAAACTCTTTTAGCCCCACGCATCCTGTCTACAAACATATGGTTGTCGCCATCTCTGCTCATTTGTATCCCTAGGTCAACAACAAACCCGCCCTTGTAGGTAGGTAGCGTTGCACCATCTTTAAAAGATGCGTTATAAACACTAGTCCCCACAGTAGGCACTTTCATCGGGCCTCTGCGAATGGCTATGTAGATGTAGGTGGCTGACGGGTTTAAAACATTTGTAAATCCTGTAGCAGTTGGGTCTCCAATTGTTTGTGATGTAGACGCACCTTCAGCGTTTGTAAGATTTGCGTACAATGGATAATCTCCTGCCCCAGAGACCCATCCACGCATATTATCTGAAAGCATCCATGAACTAGTACCACTAGATGACTTGGTCAACAACCATTGTGGTTCGTACCCAAGGGTTACGCTTGCATTGCCACTGCCATCAGTTGTAAACGACCCACACGAAATCACATTGTCTGTACCAGTTAGGCCAAAGCCTCCTGCGTCATGGGCGAATAGGTAGGCTACGTAAGTGCCACCAGAAGCATTTACAGTTGCGTCAGTACCTACGCTGAAGACTGCAGATGTGGGTGTTGTGCTGTTCCACCAAGTTGCACCTGTGGCTACAGCGGCTGTGGTGTTTAAAACAAGATATTCTGTGTTGGCTAAACTTCTGTGATAAACAGCCCAAGCCGCTGTGGCGTCTATACGCTTGACAATAATACAGCCAGGCACTGAGCCAAGGCTGTGGGCAATAGTTGTGTTAGAACCTGTCCCTGTCCACGTTACAACATCAAAGAACTTTGGTTGCTCTCTGAATGTCCATGAGACATAAGAATGTGGAGATGGATTTGTTGGGCCGTAATTTATATTGCTGTTGTTGGAAAGAGTAAACCCATCTGAATTAAAAGATGTAATCTCAAGATTGGTACTTCTGCGGTCAGTAAGATTGCTGTTTAAACTTGAAGAACCACCCCGAACAGTATCAATTAGCCAATGATTTTCACCGCTAAATGTTCGGTCTTTTCCCCAAACCAATCCACCTTTACCCGCTAAATCAATTCCGTTGACAATTGGCAAAGATGTTTGTGTACCTGTATAAAGGTATGTGCTAAACACCGACTCTATATAGTTTGGTTCAGCAACAACACCACCACCAAAGGCATCGTAACTAGCCGCACCAGAAGTTGCTTGTAATGGCATGGTTTAAGCCTTAAATTGTGTAACTGAAGCAAGGATAGTAAACGTAGCACTTCCAGTTTTTAGAATTGCGAAGCGGTACGAATCAATACCACTAGCATTACCAGCAGTAGGCGCACCACCTAGCCAACGTGTTGTAACACCAGATGTAGTGCCATCAACTTGAACGGCAGAATTGTAATAGGCAGTAGAACCTTGAGTGACTAAGAAAGCCACAGTCATTGATTGACCTGTGCTCATCAAAGTATCTAGTGAAGTACCGCTAGAGCCTCTGAAGTTAACTGTCCAGTTAGCACTTGCGTTGCTTGTGTAGTACAGAACAGACTGAGTTGTAATGTCGTAGTTAATCGTGCCAGTAGCCGCTGTTGCAGATACTGTAGCTACCTCTGCTGCATCGTTTAGGACAATGGCTTGAGCAGATGATGTGCCGCTAAAGGTTTGTGTACCAGTAAAGCTATTAGCGACATTGGTAACAGGGATATTAGCCCCTGCCAGAGTAGATGCGCCTGTACCGCCATTCCCAATAGGAAGTGTTCCTGTTACGCCAGTACCCAAAGGAAGTCCACTGGCGTTAGTCAAAGTGCCACTAGCAGGTGTTCCCAATACGGGAGCAGTCAAGATTGGAGAAGTAAGAGTTTTGTTTGTCAGGGTTTCTGTACCTGTCAAAGTAGCAAAACCACTAGCAGTAAATGCCGCCTGAGTCCAAGCTGATCCTGTCCACACATACAAAGTATTAACTGAATTGTTCCAGTACAAAGCACCCGTTAAAAGAGCATTGCCATCGTTATCTACAGAAGGTGCAGAAGACTTAGAACCTAGATATCTATCATCAAAAGAGTCATAACTAGCCGCTGCCGAACTTGCGCTAGAAGCCGCATTTGTCTCGCTTGTAGAAGCATTGGAGGCACTTGTCGAGGCATTTGAAGCACTTGTAGCCGCATTAGAAGCAGAAGTAGCCGCAGCAGTAGTCGAACCAAATATCGAATCTATTTCAGTTTTGGTATAAGCATTTGTGATGTTATAGCCACCGATAGTCGTAGGATTCGTTCCTGCCGTAGCACGACCATAAGCATCAAAAGTGACAGATTGGTAAGTGCCTGCTGAAATACCAGAAGTTGCTAAATCAATGTTATCGCCATTGACAACAATACGACTAGAAGATGCTGTTCCTACATTAAGCGTGTTACCTGTCTTTGTAAGACCATCGCCTGCGGTAATCTGACCCGCACCAGAGAACTGCGCCCAAGTGATAGATGTGCTTCCCAATGTACCACCTGCATCTATTGTGCAGATAAAGCCAGAGTCAGCGTTAGTTGTGCCTTTTTCAACAAAGGTAAAAGCCGCTACCAACTCAGCATAAGTGTCAGCATCTGTTGTACGAGTCCATGAACCTGTTGCACACAAGTAAATACCATTGGCAGAAGCAGTTGATTGGTCTTTAACCAAGACCCGATCACCTGCAACAATCGAGATGCCATCAATGGTTTGTGCGCCAGACAAGGTGATGTTTGCAGTAGTAGCCGCAACGACAGAGGCTTTTGCATCAATACCTTGGGCTAGTGCATCTACATAACCCTTTGTAGCCGCATCAGAATCGTTTGTAGGACTCGCTAGACCAGTAATGGTTGCCGATGTACCACTGTCCATATCCAATGCGCCAGAGATGGTCACATTGTTGAACGTAGAAGTTCCAGAAGCCGCAGTTACATTACCTGTCAGATTACCAGTTACGTTACCCGTGACATTTCCTGTTACAGCACCAGTTAAGTTGCCTGTCACATTACCAGTTACTGCACCTGTCAATGGGCCACTAAATCCTGTATTTGCAGTGATGTTTGTGCCAGTAATAGCAAGTGGAGAAGAACCACCAATTACCGCACCATTGATTGTTCCCGCACTAATAGCGGCAGAAGCAATGGTAGCGGATGTGCTAACAGTAAGGTTAGTAAATGTTCCTGCTGCGGCAGTAGTTCCACCGATCACTGCACCATTTATCGTACCCCCTGTAATTGTGGCAGAGGAGTTATCTGTCTTTGTAGCTATGGCAATAGCGATGTTATTGAACTCTGTATCAATCTCAGTACCTTTGACAATCTTTTGAGGATTACCAGGCGATAAGTTATCTTTGGTTGCAAAGTTAGTGGATTTTGAATAATTGCTCATGGTTTATCCTATCTTGCCTTCTTTGGCTTGAATTTCAATTTTCTGAATTGACAACTGAGTGCCATTGATTGTGGCTTCATAACCAGTTTGAATAATCTTTCCAGCACTTGATGCGTTACTCGTCAGTGCTTTAATTGGAATGCCACTTGTAAAATCTGCAATTCCATACTCACCAATTCCATACTCAAAACTAGCTTGAGTTGGAATAAGGACGTTTTCTGATTGATAAGCACCAGAGTAATCAAAGCCCCACTTGATTGTGAGAAATTGATTAGAACCACCAATCACAATTGCTGTAATTGATTTCAAAATAGAAATCTGATTAGGGTTTCCCAAGTCAGCATTGTTTGTGTAATACAAGAATCGGTAGCTTAAAGTGTCATCTATATAGCCGCCATACTTCCCAAT